AATAGGCACCGGTAAGTATCCATATGCAATGGACTTATCAAGGCAAAATAATAGACAAAATACCAGAAGAATATGAAGGATTTGTTTATATTATCACAAATATCACTACAGGTCAAAAGTACATAGGCAAAAAACTAGCCAAATTTAAAACTACTAAGCCACCTCTCAAAGGCAAAAAGAATAAACGTAGAGGCTTTAAAGAAAGCGATTGGAAAACCTATTGGGGTTCATCTGATAGATTAAACGCTGACGTTGAAGCACTAGGTCCAGAAAACTTCACAAGAGAAATTTTATATCTTTGCAAAGGCAGGGGTGAAATGTCCTACATTGAGGCACGAGAGCAATTTGACCGCCGTGTATTAGAGAGAGATGATTATTACAACGGTATTATTAATGTTAGAGTTGGCGGTTCAGACAAATTACGACAGGCATTGCTAGAACAGAACATCAAGGCAAAACAATCCAACACTTAAGGTTGGCGGGCCAGTTTAGAAATACCGCTGAGGAAAAAGTCCCCTGAGAAGGACACTCGTACACGTTGATCGACGCACCATAGTGCGGAAGCCATCAGACAAATTGGGCTACTGATTGACGGAGATAGACTGTTGGCTGTCGAAAAACTGCACATTGTACATAAAAACCGTATGCACAGGAACGAAGCAACGGGTAGCGAAAGCGATGTCGACGTAGGTATGGGAAAGGTCAGAGCCCATTGTACCGCAGTAAAACAAACACCTACTTCCAAGTCTCGGCTGTGACGAACTCACATGAAGTTTTGAGATTAGATGGAACCGTAACAGGTTCCGTCTGACTGAAACAATCTACATGAAGCTAAAGTGCTTCGCACTTATATTAATCATCTTTTAAAAAAATATGTGTTTGAGCGCAAGCGAAAACACAAATGAGCGTTAGCTCATTTCATTACTACAATCAATGTAGATCAGGATCACGTCCAAAACCTGGCTTAATTGATGATTGTTGTGTTTCTACAATTTCATATTGTGTATTTGGGTTTTGTAATTGCAAAATCTGTAAGGTTTCATTGGCTTGATTTAAATCAAGCAGTTTTTCAACAACAACCTCTTGAGTTCTTGCGTCTATGATGTGCCAATGCGTGTACATACTATATGTGTCCTATCCAATGGCTACAATTATCACAGGGATCATCTATATCACTATCCATAGTGAATTATTTAAGTAGATCGGTTCAGTGATAAATAATAATACTTAATGATTTAGGAAATTTCAATGCTGGTAAGAGAAATTACAACACTTTTGGAAAATGAATATAGAGTTGTGCCACAAGGAACTGGCAACAATCGCGTATATAATATTGTTAGTCCTGATGGTAATGTTGTTGGTTCAGAAAAATTACCAGGATCAGCAAGAAGAATAGCAACAGATCTAAATGCTAATTTAACAACTCCAAGTGCTAGAACAACTTCATCTGAGCCATCATCTAATACAAGCGGATCAAGAGGTAGCCGTACAGACATAAAAGGAGTAGTTCTTAGATCTGAACCTGGTCTAAGACCTGTACATTATTCACTTGTACAATACAACAACGACTATATCCCCAAAACAGGATCTGTAAGCCAATTTTTTGAAGACCTTGAAAAACATGATCCGGCATTAAGAGCATCATTAAAAGCAGAAGCTGACAGAGCCAAAGCAAATGCTGAAAAAGACTACAAATCTAGAAAAGGATCTTTTGTAAAACGCATGAGAAATGTAAACTTTGCTGCCTGGCTTTTTGCATCATTAACACAAGTTTATGAAGCTTGGCAATTGATGCAACTGGCTCAACGGAGCACTGGAACACACAAACAAGATGCTTATGTAGCGTTTATGAATTATATGGTTCCTGCACTAGGAGATGTTGGAGCAATTACTGCAACATTTTGGGTACAACACTATGTTGGAGGCAGATTCATTGGCGGCGCACTAATGGCAGGAAAAGTTAAATCTGGAAATTTCTGGAGAGCTGCTGCTGACGCTTTAGATGGTAGAAGTAAATCCACAAGATGGTGGCAACAGTTTCACCCAAGAAAAATAGTAGGTGATGTGCTTGCATATATTTTTGGAAGTGCTGCAGCAAATGCTGTATCTCAACATTACCTCCGTCAAATTGGTTTGCTTGAAGAATGGGCAATGTGGGAATTTTTGAATAGAGATTTTGTGCCTATAATTGCAGATTTCACAGGTATAAGCGAAGATGATGTTTCTAATGCTCTAAACGTTCCAGACAAACCTGATATAGATGTATCCGAATCAGACATTGAAGCAGCAATAGAAGCAGTTGAAAATAATGAAGTACAAGAAATATTAGATCAAACTGAAGAAGCTATCGAACAATACGGTGATATGCCCGAAAAAGGCAGTGATTTTTGGAACAATTAAATTAAAGGCATTCCGGTTTTATTAGTTGTTTCTATATTTTCTTTTACAATCTTATCAAGCATAATCCTATCTTCAACACTGTAACGCCAGAATAAATCGTCAGCAGTAACACCTCCGCGCATATACCAACTAAGCCTAAACACATCGTGTTTGATTTGTTTAGCTTCGTTGTCTATTTTTTCAATGTACTTAAAAATGTCAGAGTCGTGGAGTGGGATTAGGTTTTCACGAAAAAATTTGATGTATCCAAATCAACATTGACTGTATTTTCATGTTCGCACTTATGGCACTTTACTTTTTGTGGTTGTATTTTCCAAATTTCTCTTTGCTTTTCTAGATGCTTTTTTATTTTATCAAAGAATTGTACTTCACTGTTTTGTATCCATTCATTTATTTGTTGTGGATTGTCAACAACTGTATCATCTGCTTCTACTGTAAATATTTGTTTTTTGAAACCTTCAGCTTGTACTTGTCCGAGTTTTTTGTAAAAATTATCAAGTATTTCATTCTTTTTACTTTGTTCAATATCACCTAAACTTTTGTTCAACATTCTTCTTAACTCATAACTTTGAAGCTGAATATTTGTGTATTCTCTATATGTATAAGGTTTTAGAGTAACATTTAAAGGATTACAAAATACTTTGTTATCCCATTCTAAGCCAGCAAAATAATCAAGTGCTCTTGACAAATCAAAATCTGTTTCGTTAGATTCTGCACATTTTTTACAAACAAACGAGATTTCTAACTTTTGTCCATATGTAGCAATTCGAATAGCAACAAGTACACTGTCTATATCTAACTGGGGCATAGACCAAGGGTCTTTAATGTCTGGTATACAACTTTTAATTACACTTACAATACTTTCACCACTAAAAAGTGCATCAGGAGTTTTAAACATTATTTCATCCATGGCTGTCATACCATATACTGGTAAATTTGTTGGGTCACCTGTTAGTGTGCCTTCAGGGTACCATTTACCTTTACTTGGTAAACTTAAATAGATCTTTGGCTGTCTATAATATTTTGCCAAAGGATTTGTATTGTCCATATTTTAACTCCGATAAATACTTTAGTATATTTATATGTCAAAAATCTGGGATCTAACAAAATATGGCTACAATTAGAATAAATGGCGATCAAGTTGAAATCGATAACATAGCCACGGAAGCTACACAACGAAGTATTGCTGACAAATTGGGAGCGGCTGTAGGCCGGAGTAGTGACCTGGGCGCAAGTATGACAGATGCCGCTGGAGCAACCGGTGCTTTTGGCGTTGCCTTAGGTGCTGCCCAAACAGCTGCAAGTGGCGTTGGTAGTTCTCTAATTGATTTTGGCATGGCCACATTCAATGGCACAGCAAGAATCAGTACTGCTACAACAGCTCTTAAAGATAATTTTGGAAGTGTTGGTGCAGCAATGGGCAAGTTGCCTGACACTGTTATAAAAGGCGCAGAAGGATTAGTTGATACTTTTAGACAACTTAGCGGATCAGGAGCAGGGTTTGGTGGTGATATATTTGAATTAAAAAATTCTGCAGCTCAGGCAAGAATAGATGTTGATAGCTTTGCTTCTATAATTGCAGAAAACAGTGCAGGATTTGCAGCATTTGGCGGTACTGTCAGCAGAGGTGCAAGACTGTTTACAGAAGCAAGTCAAAATATGTTTGATGAAGGATTAAGTGATCCGTTGCTAATGATGGGTTATACATTTGAAGAAATCAACGAAAACATGGCAACATACATGACACTTAACAGACGTCGATTTACTGAAGAAGAAATGCGTAATGGTGTAGCCGCAGAAGCTATGGTAAGAATGAGTACCGAAATGGACAAAATTGCCAAGCTAACAGGTAAAAATAGGCAAGAGTTAGAAAAAGAAATCAATGACAGAATGCGAAAAGGCCAAGTTGAAGCAAAGATACGTATGCTTGAAGCCAGCGGTAACAAAGAAGCTGCTGACAAAATGCGTAGAGCTCTTGCTGAAGCAGAAAAGGCTGGTCCAGGTGCACTGGCAGCGGTTGAAGATCTATTTACGAAAGGTGCTGTAGTTTCTGAAGAAGGTAGAGCAGCAGCAATTGCACTAGGTCCTGCATTTAATGATTTGACCAATATGGTTGCATATGCTCAAGGGCCTGGCGGCATTGAAGGCATGACTAATAGTATTGATAGTTTTAATACTGCTGTGGCATCTCGTATACAAGATCCTGATTTCTTAAATATGGCTACACTAGGCGGAATGGGTAATCAGTTTGCTGATGCAGCCGCCGGACTTGTTACAAGCGCAGGTACTTATTCAGATAATGTTAGAGCGGTTGCAGGAGAAACTGGTAACTTAGCCAACGCCGTTAGACAACTTCGAGAAGAAGCAGGCGCCGAACAAAGAGGAGGAGACACTCCGGGCGCCGACGTAACTAGAACTGTGGTAAACACAGAACAAGCACTAAGAGATTTTGGTGCAGTAATGAACGAGAGAATATTAGGCGAAAACGGTGCGCTAACTAACTTTATAGCAGCATTAAATGATGGTGCTGGCCTACGACCTTTAGCAGACGCTATTGGAGAAATAGATAGATCTGCTATAGACGCAAGACTTGACAGCATGTTAGAAGGCGCTGGTAATTTAATTAATGATGCATTAGGTTTAGGCGATAGACCTGAACTAACAACTGAGCAAAGTGCGGGCCTTACTGATTTAGATAGTAGACTTAATACTATTTTTGAAACAGGCGATGCCGCTATGAAAGAACAAATTGGTAGATTTAAGTCATTAGCTGCTGCAATTACATCTGTTGATCCAGACTTTGCAAATAAATTTAACGCTGCCCTTAACGAACAAGACGATCCTACACAATATCTAAATGATATGCTGCAAAGTATGCCAGCTGATATGGAACAGGCACTTCAGGCATTTATTAGTCAAGGCATTGCTACTGTAGAAAGACGTTTCCAAGATGATGTAGTTGATTTAGCTGAAGATAATTTTGAACGTCAGCCAGACGGCGGTAGTATTGATCCGAACGCAAGTGGAGCGAGTATCGAAACTATGCTTGTTGATAAACTAATTGCCAACAGTGTTGCAAGTAATGCAGCAGGAACCAGAGCAACACTTGGTGGTAATGGTATAGTACCAAATGACATGCTTAGTTTGATACACAAAGGTGAAAGAGTGCTGAATAATGCTGAAGCACAGGCATTTAGTGCCCTAGAAAACGGTGCAGCAAGCGGTATGCAGAGCGTAGGATCCAATAGTGGCGGCACTCTTGCAGAAAAACTTGACAACCTGAACCAAACTATGCTACAATTAGTTAATATAAATATGCAAGTAAATGATACAGCAAGACGTCAACTCAAAGGTATAAAGGGTATGTCTGGCAATGTTATGACAGGATTTAGTGTATAATGAGTTGGAAAAAATATTTCACACCAGTACCAACAGGCGATAACACATCAGGCAGTTATTCACCGATCAGTGGTGGTAGTGCATCAAGTAGACCAGGACCTGCAAGATCAAACTATTCAAGTTATCTTCCAGATGTATATGTAGGAACGCCCAATCGTGTTGAACGTTATGGACAGTACAACACAATGGATCTTGATTCAGAAGTAAATGCCGCACTGGATATTCTTGCAGAATTTTGCACACAGAAAAATAAAAAGAACGACACACATTTTGATCTTAAATTCTACAAAGATGCAACAAATTCAGAAGTACAGATATTAGGACAGTATCTAAAGCAATGGTATAAAATCAACAACTTTGAAAACAGAATGTTTCGTATATTCCGTAACGTATTCAAGTACGGAGATGGATTTTTTCTAAGAGATCCGGAAACTAAAAAATTGTATCACGTTGATCCTGCAAAAGTTAATAGAATAATTGTAAACGAAAGCGAAGGCAAAATACCTGAACAGTATATTGTAAAAGATGTACAATTTAATTTTAGAGATCTAGTAGCAACAAAACCTCATCAGACCAACGGCAATATCACAGGTGGTGGTAGTGGTTACTATGAAGGTGGTGTGCGTGGTATGGTAGGTAACTACCCTAACCAAGCAGGTTCGAGATTTACAATTGAGGACGGCGAAGTAGCAGTTAATTCAGAACACATGTTCCACCTTAGCCTATCTGAAGGACTAGACAATAACTATCCTTTTGGTAACAGTCTGCTAGAACAAATTTTCAAAGTATACAAGCAAAAAGAACTATTAGAAGACGCAATTATAATCTATCGTGTACAGCGAGCTCCAGAACGTAGAGTATTTTATGTTGATGTAGGTAACATGCCAAGTCACCTTGCAATGCAGTTTGTTGAGCGTGTAAAAACAGAAATACATCAAAGACGTATTCCTTCAAAAACAGGCGGAGGTACCAATGTTATCGACAGTGCATACAATCCACTAAGCACAAACGAAGATTACTTCTTTCCACAAACCGCAGAAGGTAGAGGTTCAAAGGTTGAAACACTGCCAGGTGGTACCAACCTAGGAGAAATTGATGACCTTAGATATTTTACTAATAAACTCGTTCGTGGTCTCCGTATACCAAGTTCATACT